AAGGATCTTGATGTCCGACCTCTTGACGCTTCTAATGATAAGTTCGTTCTCGGGTTCAAAGGAACTGTCCGGAATGGCGCTGCTGCCCTTGTGGCTGTGCGCCTATCTGATTCTGCTTTGTTTGTACTCGGCCTCTGGGAGAAGCCTCTAGACAGTCATGCCGAATGGGAAGTCCCATTCCTTGAGGTTGATGCCCGTGTCCGGAAGTGGATGGGGAAACCTGGCTTCTGCTGGATGGGTGCTGATCCTACTCAGTGGCAAGACATCATCGGCCGGTGGGCTCTGGACTACCCGGAGATCGTAGAAGAGTTCTGGATCTCTCAGAAGATGAAGATGGCTAAAGCTGTCGAACAGTTTGAGACTGCGGTACTGAGTGGGCGCTTAAAACACTCAGGAGACATCAATTTAACTCGACACGTCATGAACTGCCACACCGAAGAGATTCCTCAGGGTTATGTAATCCGGATGGAGACTCCCTATTCCAAACGTTACATCAGTGCTGCTCAGGCGGCGGTTATCGCTTATGAATACGCCCAAGTGGCTATCGAAGAGGGCTGTCTCGCTGAGAATGATAACTACCTATATAGCTTCTAACAACAGGTGAAAGGGGTTGACAGTGGCTGATCTGGTTCCGTATGACCCTGCTTCACCTCAGACGTTCTGGCTCTATAAACTGGTTAATGAGTTACTGCTACGCCAACCCATCTACAAGAAACGTAAAGCCTACTACGACGGCGACCATCCTGTTCCCGATGGGGATCAGCGATACGTCCGGGCTCTCAAGAAGATGCAGAAGAAGGCTCGAACCAACTACATCTCATTAATCACCAACTCTCCCGTAGAGCGGATGCACGTCAAAGCATTCCGGTTTGGTCCGGAAGGCAAAGCAGACCCGGAAGCAAAGGCTATCTGGGATTACAATGACATGGACCGACAGTCAGATCTGATTCACTTAGATGCTGCTATCTATGGTGTCGGCTACGCTCTCGTCTCTCCCCCTGACGTGGGGAAGAAGTATCCGGTAATCACTCGTGAGGATCCACGGATCTGCATCTCGTGGCCCGATCCGGTTAAACCAACTAGGGCTGTAGCCGCTCTGAGGATGTGGTATGACGACATCGAACAGCGGATTTTGGCAGTGGTATATCTGCCTGATTCCTTTCATGGATACATCGGTCCCAATATTCCTGACTTCCATACTTATTCTTATGAGCGGTTAAGGGAAACACTTCTACCTAGCCACGCTGGTCCTGCTGCGTTCCGGTACGCAGGATCGATCCCCAACGAGGCCGGCGTCGTCCCAGTGGTCGAGTACCAGTGGCGCAACAACGGTGAGCTGTGCCCCGAGGGCGAGTGCGGGGAAGACCTCCGAGACATCCAGGATCGCGTCAACATGACGATTCTAGACAGGATGGTTATCTCCAGGACTCAGGCTTATAAACAGCGGTATGTGTCAGGTCTGGAGATTCCGAAGACCACCACTGGACAAGCGAAACCTCCGTTCGATCCTGGTGCTGACACACTCTGGGTAACTTCCAATAAGGATGCTAAATTCGGTGAATTCGCTGGGTCTGACATCCGGATGATTCTCGAAGCAGTTCGGGATGACGTAGCCGATATGGCTTCTATCTCCAAGACTCCCGCGCACTACCTCATGGGGAGAATCGCTAACGTCTCTGGAGACACCCTCACTCAGGCCGAAACTGGGTTGGTTAGTAAAGCTAAGATCAGGATGAACTCGATGGGTTGGTCCCATGAGACAGTCCTGAAGACTTGCTTCTACTACGTCGGTGACACCACCAGAGCAGAAGACATCGAAGCTCAGACCCTCTGGTTCAACCCAGAACAGAAGACCTTCGCGGAACAGGCTGATGGAGCACAGAAGCTCGTTACAGCGGGTGTGCCGCTTCAATTAGTAATGGAACGATTAGACTTCTCTCCCGATGAGATTGAATTCGCTATTCAGGAGAGAGACAGACTTGAGCAGAAGCAGATGGACCAGCAGAAGGAAATGGCTCAGCAACAGGCTGATACCGCCGTGCAGGTTGCTAAAGCAACAGCTCAGAACAAACCCAAACCTTCAGGAAAGGCTTCCAAATAATGTCTGATGGGCAGGACCCAAACTTAAACGATGATGGTACTCAGGTAGAAACTGATACCACCGATACTACCAACCTCACTGTCGAGGAACTGAAGGCTGAATTAGCCAAGGTTCGTCGTGAGGCAGCGTCGAGGCGCGTAGCCAACAAGGAGAAGGAAAAGGAACTGGAGGAATTCCAGAAGTGGAAGGACTCCCAGAAGTCCGAACTTGAGAAGGCTCTAGAGCGCGCTAAGGCGGCTGAAGAGAAGGCGGCGAAAGCTGACCTTGAGAAGCTTCAGCGGAAGGTGGCTAAGGATGCGGGATTGGATCCCGAATTAGCCGATCGACTCATCGGAGATTCAGAAGAGGAATTACTGGCAGATGCCAAGGCGCTAGCGGCGAAGTATAAGCCGTCTGGTGCTGGAGCTACGTTCGCTGGTCGACGGGGCTCGGCAGTAACTACTGGTAAGACCACTTCAAGTACATTTAACGACTTCATCCGGGGAAACAACTAACTCCCCATAGACATTAGAAAGGAGGTGAATCATGACTGGTACTTATAATACTGGTGTATTCCGTGATGCTCTTTCGGACCCGACTCAGGACGTACGTGAGATGCCCATCGAGGTGTCCCGCGAGGTCATCCAGGTTGCGGTGCAGAACAGTGCGGTGATGCAGTTAGCTACGGTTCAGCCGATGCCGACCCGGCAGGCGTCTGTTCCTGTACTGAGTGCGTACCCTACCGCCTACTGGCTCTCCGGTGCTAACCAGTCCGCCAAGGAATCTAGCTTCAAGCAGACCACTACGGTTGACTGGTCGAGTTACACGATGCGCGCGGAAGAGATGGCGGTTCTGATTCCCATCCCGGACGCTTACATTCAGGACACTGGTGTAGATCTCTTCAATGAGGTTAAGCCCCTGATTGGTCAGGCTTTCGGTCAGTTAATCGATCAGGCTGTTCTCTTCGGTGTTAACAACCCGTGGCTGGGTCAGAGCGGTTCTCTTTACGCTCAGGCTGTCGCCAAGGGCAACACCGTAACTGCGGGTGCGATCTCGGGTCAGGACTTAGCTGGTGACATCGCTGATGTTGCGGTACTCCTGGAGGACGATGGCTACGACTTCAACGGTTTAGCTTCGTATAAGTCCTTCCGGTGGAAGCTGAATAAGCTGCGGTCCACGACTGGTGAGCCCATCTATCAGCCGAGCCTCGCTCAGGGTGAACTGGCTACCATCTACGGTGAGCCGTACGCTTCCGTGAACAACGGTACGTGGGACAAGACCAAGGCTTATCTCTTAGCTGGTGACTGGCAGTATGTTCGGTTTGGTGTCCGTCAGGACATGACATTCTCGATCAGCGACTCTGCTGTAATTGTCGACCCCGACAACAACAACAAGGTTGTTTACTCTGCGTTCCAGCAGGACGGTAAGGTTCTCCGGTGTGTTATGCGTGTAGCGTTCGTTTGCGCGTTCCCGCTCGTAACTCCGCTGAACACTTCCAACCCGTATCCGTTCGCTGTGCTGCGTCCCTCTGGTGCTGCGCCGAGCTAATCCTGTTCACTTTTTGGTCTTGTTCAGTTTTACTGAACATAGACTAATTCTGAACATAGAAGGAAGGGATGCCCTCTCCAGGGCATCCCTTCACTTCTCCCCAGGAGCCTAGCTCTATACTGGGGTTAGTTGTGTGCAGTTGTGCCTCTATCCCACCCAGTGGTGATCAGGCTGAATGGAACGTCGTGGACACACTTTGGGGTCCTTGACTAACCCCTTGACACACCTCAATTAAGTTTTCGGGCGGGGAGGGAATTGAACCAGAGGGCCGTTACAAACCCAACTCCAGTAGTATTGACCGCCGACCTTGCCGTAAACGGTTAGCTTCACGCTATCCTACCATGGACCACCGATCCGCCCTGCTCTAGTTACCCCTTGATGGTGTCGCCAGTGATGGCGCACACACCCTGCGCCAGTTCCAGCTTCTCTGCCGGGGAGAGGGCCTTGACTTCCTTGGCCCATTCGGTCAGCGGACGCTTCCCGTCACCAACGTTGAAGTAATCGGTCAGGTGCTTCAGTACTGACTTTTCCATACCTAGGAGTCTACCTCTCTTGAAAGCTGTATTCCACGCTCACGCCTATAAATCACACGGTAGGAACGCGGGGGCCGAAACGACGGCCCATGACCTACTGAAGAGTCTAGCAGCTCAGGGCTGGGATGTCCAAGTGGTCCTTGATCGGATCATCCCCGAAGACTACACCCTGGATGGCGTCCGCGTCGAAGGGTTCAAGCACAAGTCCGACTTCAACGTCGCTGCGGCCACTGCTGATCTCTTCATCTCCCAACTTGACTGCTCGGAGCGAGCGGTGTATGTGGCCCAGAGTCTCAACAAGCCCATCGTTCACATCGTTCACAACGAGATGTGGCAGGTTGAGGGGTACCTGGGGCTGGGCTGTGACCTAGCAGTCTACAACACCAACTGGGTAAGAGATTCGCTTGAGAAGCGAGAGAAGGAAGCGGTAGTACATGCTGCTTTTGGCAACAGAGTTGATTTTAAGACTCGGTCAACATATAAGTGGCCTGGGATTGTGGTTCACCCTCCGGTTGATCCTGCGGAATACCGAGTGGAAGAGACTGGTAAATACGTTACTCTAGTCAACCTCTTTGAGAATAAGGGTCCAGAAGTCTTCTTTGAGTTAGCTCGGAGGAATCCGGAGATCCCATTCTTAGCTGTTCTTGGTGGTTATGGTGACCAGGAGATTCCGAAGCCCGTACCCAAGAACGTCGAATTCGTTCCCAA